TACCCTGACGCACTCGACTGCGGGTTCGCTGGCTACGAATTTTGTTGTCGAGGGTAGTGCAAAAGTGCATGTGCTTTCTAACGCAGGTGCAGCGGCCTCTGCATCATTAAATGTAAGCGGCATGACAGACAACGGCACAGGTGATTATACAACATCTTTTTCTAACGCATTTGGCAGTGCCAACTATGCTTCTTGTGCTGTGCCATCAAGAGGCACAGGAGATACATCATTGAGTGCTAACGTACACACCCGTGCCGCTGGTTCTTACCGCTGTGAATGTAGCAGAGATGATAGCACTAAAACTGACGCTGCTAATTATTCCAGTAGTCATTTTGGAGACCTCGCATGACAGTGACCCCAGAGTTTCAAGGCACACATCTATGGGACAGGCTCTGCTGGGCCAAGGAAAACCTTGATGGTGTGCAGTCAGACTACCGTGTCGTGTACGAGGACAGTGTAGACGAGTGCGCCAAGATACTGGTGCCTGACCCCAACTGGATGGCGTGTGCGCTGCAAGGTGGGATATTGCCGCCGGTCTGGGTATACTGGGAACTAGCGAAGGACGAGGCACAGCCCGACTTCAAGAAACACACACGTGGCTACTTGCTGCATGATACAGAACCGATGGGGCCGATGACCGAAGAAGAGGCCATCGAATACCTCATCCAGAAGGACGTACCACAGTCTGTATGGCAGTCGTGGGACGAGGGCAACCGCCCGAAGATGGTGATTTGCCGGAAGGAGCAACTTCCGGCGACACGCGAGTGGAGAAACGCATGGCGTATCTCTGATGAACTGGCAGCTTAAAGGAGCAGAAAATGCCGACAACTTACATCGTAGACAAGGACGGGAACCAGATTGACGCTTCCACGGCTACCGTTCCATCTGACCGTCACTTTCGCGGTGCATGGTCCCTAAGTGGCAGCGTCATCAGCGAGGACATGGCAAAGGCCAAGGAGATCTTCAAGGACAAGATCCGTGAAGTTCGTGGTCCGCTTCTTGAGGCACAAGACGTGGCCTACATGAAGGCACTTGAGGCTGACGATGCGTCCGCCAAGACTGCGGCTGTCAACGCTAAGAATGCCCTGCGCGATGCCCCAGCGGCATCTGCAATCACTAACGCAGACACGATTGCCAAGCTCAAGGCGGCTTGGGATACAAGCGTACTGGGTGACTCTCCCTACGCATAAGGAGAAAGACAGTGGCGTTGACAAAAATCACAGGCGATGGATACGGTGCAGGAACAATCACCACTGCCGATAACACCGCACAGCTTACACTGAAATCTACAGACGCAGACAGTTCTGTTGGCCCAGTTTTAGATTTAGTCAGAGACAGTGCGTCTCCTGCTGATGGAGATGCCATTGGGCAAATTAAACATACTGCGGACAACGATGCTGGTGAAGCTACCACCTATTCTAGTGCTTTTACCACACTACGAGATGCTTCGGATGGCGCAGAAGACGGTCAAGTCATAAACTATGTGATGACC